ATCAAGATAGATAGGCGCATTCGAGAACTGTTTTATTGTGTCAGTAAGCATTTTTAAAATTTTATCGTACATATCTATCCTTTCTTAACAATGATAATCGCCATTTGTTTAAATCGTTTCGGAATATATGTTGCATTAGCTAATTTATTAGATTTTTGCAACATAAATCTGCCTTTAACAAATCCGCCATTTTTTGTTCGGTGGCCATCGTTTACATATCTAAAGTATTTTTCATTATTAATCAATGCACCCACGATACGACCACTAGACAACTTTCTAGCTTTAATGATTCGATAGCCTCGTCTTAAATCACCCGATTTAATTGGTGTCATAGGTACAATTAACTGATAAATTTTAGCTAACGAATCATTCACCATTGCAGCACCTTCTTTTTCAGCAATGGGTGTCATTTTCTTTAAATTTGCAATAACTTTATCAGCATTTGATTTCATTCTAAGATCGCTTTTACTCATCAATTGAACTTCCTGATAGCACTACTTCTATATGGCTTGGATAATAAAAAGGTTTTTTTGAAAATAACACATGTTTTTGACCTGTACCTTGAGTAATAGTTATTCTATCTCCTTTTTTAACTTTTATATTAGGTTCTAAAAAAAGTTTTTGTTCTTCATAAGAGATATTAAACGCTTCTTTGTTTTCTATTACAGGTAAGTTCCCCATACTTCCTTGAGAGAAAGCACAGGGTAACTTGCCAACATGAATTGGAAAATAAACTTGTTCAGTAATTCCGCTTTCCACATTTTCAATATCACTCATTCGCTCAATAACACAGGTATCAAAATAAGTAGCTGCTAAAACTTCTGCTTCATTCAATAGAAAAACACCCCGCTATCACAGCCTAAAATACGTTTAATGGCACTGCTATAGTTCTTCATAAGTGATTGTATGTCTTTTGATTCAACTACATAACTAATTGATGTATCACCACGTTTTACACTAGCTACAGACTTATCTATTTCGTTTTTTAAAGCTTTATAGATAACCTCAATTATAAGTGGTTCAAACTCGTCCCAAGCAATATCAATTTTACAAGTATTGTAAGAATTGATTTCAAAGATAACAAGGTTTAAAACAGACAAAATCCTATCTTCAGAAGCGTTAGGTAGCATCAATTGAATTTTCTCAACGATTTCTTCTTTTTTTTCATCAACCATAAAGCATCATTACCTAAACTTTAAAAGTATCTGCAGCACGTTCTAATATTTCAATAGCTTCTTTATCGTCTTCTGAAACTATAAATTCATTATTTTCGTTTGCTGTGATAAATTTTTTTGTTTTAGGATGCATAAAGCCCACAAAGTTTTTCTTGTCAAGCACACGATAAGTTACTTCTTTTTTTGCTGTTGCCATTTTTAATTTCCTCCTTCGTTATTATATTTTAGGCTTTCAAATTCAAGATTGCTCCAGAATTAGAAGCTTTGTATTCAATTGAATACTCACCAACTAATCCAATCCGTCTTGAATCTGTTGTTTTTGCTAATTCTTCCGCACGCCATTCACGTAATGGACGTAATTTTACATAATTAGTATCAATAGCTGCGATTGTTCCATTAGGTAAATTAGGTTCAATTAACGCAATTCCTGAACCGTAATTTGAGGCAATATTTCCAATTTGCAATCCAAATGTAAGTTTATCGCCAAATTGCACAATTTTTGTTGATTTTTCATCCAACTGATCAGTCATTAAGTCTTGCATATCAGGTGCTACTAAACATAATTTTTCGCCCATATACCCTTTTTGGAACATTGTTTTAAATAATGTGTCAATATCTTTTCTTGTTACTGCCCCCGCAGCTGCTGTTTCGACTTTATTCGTTGAACTAATTAAATTTAAAATTCCGTTCATCTGACGACCTTTAGAACCAGATTCATCAGCTTTTACACCAACAATCAATTTACGATTTAAGTCAATTTTCATTTCTGTAGCACGAAGAGCTACTTGGCTATTCAATTCATTTCCTACACCATCTACATTAATAGCATCTAATGTGCCAGATACAGAAGTTGATTTTCTGAAAATTTCAGTATAGTTGTTAAACCATGTACGATCAGATTCCGCATCTGCATATTCTCCGCCTTCTAATTGAGCAGATGAATCATCATTATTCATGCCGTATTCTCGCCATTTAATCTCAGTTGACTTGGCAGCTTCAACTTTGCCTGCGCCTAACAAATAGCTTAAAAATGGTGTATTTGGAACTTGTAATGCATTAACTTCCTGTGAAATATCTAAATACTCAAGATTATTTAATGAACTTTTTTTCATTTGTAGTTTCCTCCTAATCGATAAATGCTTGTAATTTTTGTCCTAATGCTACCTCTGGATTTTCAAACGATTTTGTTTGATTACCAGTTCCCATGTTGGTTTGTTGCGATTTATTACCAAAAGCTTTAGTCATTTCTACATTTTTAATAGCTTCTGCATGCTTATCATTTATTGCTTCCAAAAGTTCTGTAAAACCTTCTACAGCCTTCTTAGTAAATTCAGTATCTGAACTAACAAGATTATTTAACATAAATTGAGAAATAGAATCTTTCAAATCTCCATCCCAATCTAAGCCAGCAATTTTTTCTGCAACAAAAGCTTTATTATCACTAGTCACACGTAATGCCTTTTCAGCTTCAAATTCAGCCTGTAATTTTTCTAATTTAATTTGTTCAGGAGTTTTGTTTTTCTTAGATTCTTCATACTCCTTGATTGTTGTTTCCTTGATTTTATCAAGATTATTTTGTTTCCAAGCTTCTAATTGTTTATCTGCAGCTGATTGTGACTGTGATTGTACAAATTTTTGTGCTTCTTCATTTGATTCTACAAATGCCTTAAAATCATCGAAAGTGAAGTTTGTACCACCGTCTTCTTCAGCAAACATTTGTAAATCCATTGGTAATAGGTTTGGTTTCATTTTGTTTCTCCTTTCGCCCCACGATTCGACTAATCGCCCCGCATTGCTTTAGATTTATTTATTGCGCCCCACCATTCAATTAAGCCCAGCATTGCGCTAGTTTAACGTCATTTCGGACAAAATAAAAAGCCTAACTTTCGTCAGACTTTAATTGCTTTTCTTCTCTTAGTAAATGCTCTTCATAATCTGCATCTAAGTAATCATAGGGATCCATCTAATCACTTCCAATTCTTATGGACCAGTTCAGCACCTAACATTTGATAATCAGTGACAGCATCTTTTACGTTTTGCAGAGTCCTAGACACAATC